ATAGGTTGAAAGTTATTTCCATTTCTTTTTTCTCCTGTCTTAGTTGGAGGGCGGATAGTTCCACCCCCTCGCGCCCTATGGTGTCTCGCTCACCGTGCCCCGCTTAGGGGATAGGGCTACGGATTAGCCGTTATTTCACCCCGCAAGCGGTGAGAAATATTTCACGGTCAAAGCGCTCATTAGTGCCCGCCAAAGCCGATGCTAATTCGCCCGCCACTAGGGAAAGGCTAACGGCTTTCTCTACGCCTTTGCCTAAGTAGCGCTCCCCGCCATTGCTAAAATCTGCCGATATTTGGGAGATAACCCCCGCGATTAGTTCAAAATCTTTTTTAGTCATTTCTTTCCCCTGTCTTAATTGGAGGGTGGATTATTCCACCCCCTCGCGCCCTATGGTGTCTCGCTCACCGCGCCCCGCTTAGGGGTTAGGGCTTGCCCTTAGTTAAAGGGCTACACCTTGCAAGCGGTAGCGCTATCGCTCACCATAGTGTCGATATAAGTTTGCGCTATCTCGCGCATATCGCTCACCATAGTGTCGATATAAGTTTGCGCTATCTCGCGCCAATTCACGCGGTAGAGTGAGCCTATGTCGGTGAGCATAATAAAAATTTGCTCATTAGTTGAGACATTATCGAATTCTAGTAATCCATTTACCAATTCTTCCAATGTATCTGCTAGGCGATAGCCTGCCTCTTTTAATGTATTACTATCGATAGCCTTGTAATTTATTGCATCAATTGCCTCACGCGTTAAGCCTTGTACCTCAAGATAAAGCCCTTGGTCATTGCTTAGGTGTAGCGCCACCGACCAAGTCTCGCGGTTGCTCCACCCTTGATATTCTTCGCTTAGTAGTCTCATTTTTTACCCTCTTCGATTTCATTTAGTATTTCCCATAATACAGGTTCCAATTCTAACGCCACCGCGTCTAATCTTTCTTGTAATTTCTTCATTTCTTTTTTCTCCTGTCTTAGTAGCGGGAGGTAATTCTCACGCTTACAAGGAGGACACTACGGCAAACAGGGGAGGATTTACACCTTTTAACGTGTGTCGTTGGTCACACTTTCCCAACCTATGGGAAGAGATAAAAATAGATTTATCGACAATTTAAGAATCAATAAGTAGTTGAAGATTTAACCAACTAAGCAATTCAATTCATAAAGGGGGGGAATAGAAACCGTCAGGGTGGATAGTGACCCCCCGATTTGGTACAAATCTGGTGGCATTAAATGCTCATAAATATGCGAACAGGTGTTCGCTGCTAGTTATTTCTTTATTTCTTAGGGAATTCTGACCTTTAAAGGGTCAGGGAATTATTAGACATTCAGTTCGTAAGTGTCTAACCATCAGGTAGACGTTTAGAGTTAGGCAAAAGGGGAAAATGCCGAGCATTTGACCCAGGGTTATTTAACGCGCGCGCGTATATATATCTTAGACTCACATCTAAATTTTCTGTTATATGCCCTGTGACCAGGGCTTTTATATATATAGACCCCTTATTTATAATAAATATAAAATATGTGCCAACCGAGTGTTCGGTTTAGGCACTTCCAACAGGTTATCTTATATGTAATGATTTAATCATTATTACGAAAGCGAACTTGCTTCGCTCTTCGGCTAGCAAGTTCTTTAATTATAATATATAAATAATTAAAGACTTAATATTGAGTAAACGCCAGAGTTATGCCGTTATTCTTATGGCGTTATATGCGGTTATTTATCCTCTACAGAGGGCAACGGATTGGGACATTTAATGGGACGACCCGCAGGTAAAATGGACATTTCAAAGAGGGAAGCCCAGGAACGGGTACTCCTTCAACTAGCCCAGGGAAACACAATTACTGGCGCTATGGGTACTGTAAATCGCAATGACACCACTTTTAGACAATGGGTGATGAACGATTCTGATTTTAAGGAACGCTCAGATAAAGCCCGCCTAGAAGGCAAGGGCGTAAAGGCAGATTTGAAGGAACTCAAAGATATAGAGTTTCCTGAGTTTTGTCAGCAGTTCTTAGACACTAAGATGTTTCCTCATCAACTTGACTGGTTTGACCTAATTGAAGGTCGACCACCTCGTTGGCTACATCCTGCTATGACCTTTGAGCCAGCAGCCCACAACCGTATCTTAATCAACGTACCACCTGAGCACGCCAAGTCTACAGTCATCACCACCAACTATGTGGTTCACAAGATTGTAACTAACCCTAACTCAAGAGTCATCATCGTCTCTAAGACCCAGGGTATGGCTCGTAAGTTCCTTGGTGCCATCAAGACTAGACTTTCACACCCAGCCTACATTAAACTCCAGACAGCCTTTGGACCAAATGGTGGCTACAAATCTGATGCTACCCAGTGGGCGGCAGATATGATTTACCTAGGTCAAGGACGAGACTCAGGCGAGAAAGACCCAACGGTCCAAGCCCTAGGCTTTGGTTCACAGATTTACGGTGCCCGCGCTGACCTGATTATCCTAGATGACGTGGTGATGGGTTCTAACGCCCACGAGTGGGAAAAGCAGATGGAGTGGATTCAAAAAGAAGTTATCACTCGTCTTGGTCGATATGGTAAATTAGTTATCGTAGGAACGCGAATTGCATCTGTAGATTTATACAAGATGATTCGAGATGGTTCTCAGTGGTCAGGTGGCACTAGCCCCTTTACCTACCTATCGATGCCAGCAGTATTAGAATTTGATGAGAAGAAAGAAAACTGGAAAACCCTTTGGCCTAAAACCGACAGACCAGAGGGCGACATTGACCAGCCTGATGCCGAAGGACTCTTTCCCAAGTGGGATGGACCATCACTATTTACTCGTCGCTCAGAAGTAGCCCCATCTGTATGGGCAATGGTTTATCAGCAGGAAGATGTAGTTGAAGATTCAATCTTTTCTCCTACCTGTGTGGCAGGTTCTGTTAACGGAATGCGAAAGCGCGGACCACTTAAGCCTGGCGTTGCAGGACACCCTAAACTTGTAGATGGTGCTTACACTGTAATCGGACTTGACCCTGCTATGGCAGGTGCCACAGGTGCTGTTGTATGTACGTACAATCGTACTGACGGAAAAATCTACGTACTTGATTGCGTCAATATGACTGACCCTACACCTCAGAAAATTCAAACTTTAATTGAGGATTGGGTTGAGAAGTATCGACCACAAGAACTGCGTATTGAAATCAATGCTCACCAGAAGGCTTATGCCCTGGATGAGAACTTAAGAAATTATTTAGCACAGTATGGTTGCCAGTTAAATTCACACTTTACTGGTAAGAACAAGTGGGACACATCTTTTGGTGTGGCATCTATGGCTATGCTCTTTGGTAATACAAGAGATGGTCGATTCCAAGATAACAACCTAATTGAACTGCCCTCTAACGAAGGCAGCGAAGGTCTCAAGACTTTAGTTCAAGAGTTGATTACCTGGAAGCCTGATACTAGAAACCCTACTGACTGCGTTATGGCTCTATGGTTTGCGGTTATCCGTATCCGCGAGTTGATGCAGTCATCCACCAGAGTCGGACAGTATGCAACAAATCGTTGGGCTACTCGCTCACAAATGGAACGACGCAACGCAGTAAATTTAGATGAAGCGTTTGCTTCTCAATGGTCAGAACAATACAGTTAGGAAGCAAATGGCATTATCAATGGAACAGGTGGCTGCAAGAGTTAAGTCTCTTCGCTATCGCCACGCTGAACGCGATGCACGCAACCTTGACGTACTTGCTGTTCGTAAGGGAAAGATTGCTGAAGTCTATCCTGACTTCTTCCCTAATGGCGTAGACGCAAACGTAGTTGCTAACTTCGTTGACATTGTAGCCCGTGACCTTTCAGAAGTTATGGCGCCCTTGCCAGCGGTAAACTGCTCTGCAGCCAACGCTGTCAATGACCGTGCACGCTCCTTTGCCGACAAGCGCACACGTATTGCATCTAACTACTTCCAGAACTCAGACCTAGCAGTACATATGTACTCAGGTGCTGACTGGTATATTACCTATGGTTTCGTCCCTTTCATTATTGAATTAGACGAAGAAGCAAAACTGCCACGTATCCGCATAGAAAATCCAATTGGGGCTTACCCAGAATTTGACCGCTATGGACGTTGTGTGGCATTTGCTAAAAGATACTTGATGACTCTTGGCGAATTATGTACACAGTTTCCTGAGTATGATGCAGCAATTCTTGGACCGCAAGGTTACAAGCAAGACCTGAACTCTCAGATTGAAATGATTCGCTATTACGACAAAGACCAATCAATTATCTTTTTACCAGACAAGCAAAACCTAGTTCTATCTCAAGCAAAAAATCTGCTTGGCAAGATGATGGTTGTTGTTGCACGTAAGCCATCTATTGATGGTGAACTACGTGGACAATTTGATGATGTACTTGGTATTCAATTACTACGTAATCGTTTTGCTTTGCTTGCAATGGAAGCAGCAGAGAAATCTGTACAGGCTCCTATTGTACTTCCTTCAGATGTGCAAGAACTACAACTGGGTGGTGATGCGGTTATCCGCACAAACAACCCAGCGGGTGTACGTCGTGTAGAACTTACTATTCCACAAGGTGCATTTCAAGAATCATCAATTCTTAATCAGGAACTACGTGTTGGTTCACGTTATCCTGAATCTCGTACTGGAAACATCTCGGCATCTGTCGTCACTGGACAAGGCGTACAGGCTCTTATGGGTGCATTTGATACCCAAGTTAAATCAGCACAGGCAATCTTTGCAGCAGCATTACGCGATGTAATCAGCCTATGTTTTGAAGTTGATGAAACAATTTACAGCGAAGAAAAAACAATTCGTGGTGTAGACTCAGGTTCACCTTACGAGATTACATACAAGCCAGCC